GATAGCGTTGTTTGTAGGAGAACCATTATATCTATCAATCAAATACTGATAGTAGTTATTGTCCTCTCCGTAACTTACCCACTCCTTGCCTCGAATCTCACTAACTTTAGGAGAAGTATAAGAAGACAAGTTCACAACACGAACATCCGTACCGCTTTTAGGCTTTTGTTGTATTACTATGTTTCGTTTCATATAATTATATAATCGTTGTCGTAAGAAGCATCTTTAATGTACTCTCTTCCATCGACATCTTTTAAAACATCTTCTAAGCATCCACTATCTTCAAACACTCCATCTCCTAAAGAAACCCTTTCAGATAAGTTATTTTCCATACCTGCGTTTACAGAATAGTAGAAGTTCGAATCTTGATTTATTACTTGGTCTGTACAGAAAATCTTATCTCGGTATATGTCCAAACCATTAGACACCACTTTAAGGTCATAATAACGACCCTCAACAAGAGAAAACACTTTAGATATAGTTAGATACTCTCCAACCTTAGTAAGTGTCTCAGAACTCGTTAAAACAACATTTGTGCTATCATCTCTTAATATAAGCGTACCAGAAGCAGGATAACTTCTCGGAATAAAAGATAATGTTTGTGTTTCAGCAGATGTGGTTAAAATCTTCATACTTATATAACGATTTTATTTCCCTCTTTTGTGTGTGTAAAACAAAAAAGGAGGCAAAAAAGCCTCCCTTAGTGTAACGCAGTCCGAATGTGTTATGCAGTTGGGTCGATATTAGTTGCACCAATAGTTGATGGAGCAGCAGAACAGAAGAATGGTGGAGCAGTTTCTTGAGCAGTTAAAGTCAAGGTGAATCCACTCAAATCTCCCATAGCAGCACCTGAAACGATAGTACCTCCAGTTACTTCAGCACCGTGTTCTTTACCCATTAAAAAGAACTTTCCATTGTTGTCTTCGATTACTACTTGTGGTCTACCAGCAGCAAGAAGTTTAATCTCCTCTTGTGTAGCAGCATCTAAGTAAGTAAAGGTAACATTCAAAGTAGACTCGTAGAAAGTTGTACCATTCTCACGAGAAGAATTGATAGCAGTCTCTAAAGATGAGTTTCCTTTGATTTCGTATTTGTAAAATTCAGCAGCAGTGCCAATCGTAATCACTCCAGCGGTAGGAGATAAAGCGGCAACATCTGTATCATAATTTGCAAAGTAGATATTCTTCAAACCTCCAACAGAAGATTTACAAGGAAGAACTCTACCTTTAGCGATAGAACAAGCCATAGTTTTTTTAGGTTTTAAGGTTATTAAAAAAGGGCAGGTAGGCACTCGGCTCACCCACCCTTCTTATATTAATTCAATGATGATTAAGAGTAAAGAACGATGTCAGAACCGATTCCGTACTGTACACCAGCGGTAAATCTCATAATAACTCTTACATTTTCAGAGCCATCAAGGTCAGCCATATCCAACAATTTAACCAAGTTGTGGTCAGATAACAAACCAGTACCGAAGAACAAGTTAGATTTCTGAGCAGCCATCATAGTATCATCAGCAAGTCCGTTAGCAACAAAGATTTTAACACCATCGAAAGACAATGCTCCGTTGTTCCACCATTGAGTTCCTTCAGCATTAACACCATTAGCACCCAATCCAGAAGCACCGAATCCACCTAATGCACGAACATAAGCACGAGCAACATTTTGAGATACATAGATGTAAAGGTCTTCTTTACCGTATAGAGCAGATGGAATAGCATCAACTACTTTCCCTAACTCAGCGATAACATTAGCAGCAGTTACAGAAGTACCAACTACATCGATAACAGAAGCATCAGCAGTAGCCAAAGTAACCAATCCGTTGAACTCACCAGCGTTAGCGGTTACACCACCCCAGATGTTTTGTTCAGTTTTCTCAGCTACCAAACCAGCAGTGTGAGCGATAAGGAAATCAGAGAATGCAGGTGGCAAAGAGTCAAATGCAGAATATCCCATTTGTACTGCTTCCCAATCTGAATGGAAATCTTTCTTACAAAGTTCAAGGTTTACTTGGAACTCCTCTGGTTGAAGAATACGCTCAGTCAAAGTGATTGTAGCGGTGTCAGTAAAGTCGCAAGTAGCATCTTTAATTACATTGCTATCAGTAGCAACTTTTTTGATAACTTCTTTGAATTTTACATTTGGTTTGATGGTAATACCACCATTGTTAAGAGTTGCACCAGAAAGTAGAGCAGCAGCGATGTAATCACCAGCAAAACTTCCAGCATAACTTGAGGTAATCGATACACTTGTAGCCATTGTTTATTTGTTTTAGGTTTATTTTTTAATTTGTGAAATTCTTGCCATTACTAAATCCTTAGTAGATTGTGGTCTGTTTGCTCCGAATACGATTTGTTTCTTAGCAGACTCACCTTCAGGAGAATGTTTGATTGGAGCAGCGGCAGGTTTAGAAAGTTCTTCTTTTACCAACTCTTCCACTTCACTCATTTCTTCTTTAGGTTGTAGCATTGCTTTGATTTCTTCAATCATAGATTTCAATTCAGACAACTCTTCTTTAGTAGCATACATAGACTCCTCAGCCATTTCTTCGACTGGGGCTTCTTCCTCTACTTCTTCACCAGCGAGTTCTTTAATCTCTTTGATGATACCTTCTTCTTCGACTACAAGAACCTTTCCATCTTCCAAAGCATACTCGCCTACTGGAAGAGCAATCTTGTCTTCTTCAGTTACGATGAACACCTCGAAGTCAGGAGCAAATTCCTCAGCCTCCAAAACAGTACCGTTCTCAAGTATCATTTGAGCAAGTTTGGTTTCTACAACCTCTTGACTCAACTCAATACCAAGAACGCTTTTGATTTCTTTTAGCATTTCGATTGGGTTTTTCATATTAATATAACGATTAGTGATTTTGATTTTGCATTTTCAGCACCTATACTAATTATATAAGTTTTGATAATCCAGATATAATTGAATTTGCAGCGGATATTTGCTCCTTTGCTTCTTGAACTTTATTCTGCATCATTTTAATGAAATCAGAAGCGCCTAATTCTTTCGCCTTTTGCAAACCGTTCTCTGCAAGTTTCAAAGCAACCTCAGCTTCTGACTTCCCTTTTTTAACCTTATTTTCAATCGCTATAATCTCGGATTGAGACTCGATTAAATCAAAAGATTTCTTCAAAGAAGAATTAATGTCCTCTACAAGAGCGAACTCCACTCTTTGCACCTCAGACAACTCCTCTTTTTGAATCTGAGCAATCTTGCTCATCGCTTGTTTTTGTGTGTTCATAGTTTTATATATTTATTTTAAACCATCATTGATTTAGCCTTAGACACAATGGAATCCATTTCTTTTTTTGATACTTCTGCTTCTGATATTCTGCCCTGAATTACCCTAACTAAATCATCAGCACCCAATTCTTTAGCTGACTCAAGTGCTTTTTTACCTAAGTTTATTGCTACTTGATAATCATTAGAAGCGGTTTTAGCATCAAGTTCAATAGCCTGAACCAATTTCCCAAGATTTTTCTCAGAACTAATTGCTCTGTCTAACGCTTTGTCAATATCAGAAATAAGAGACAACTCCACCTTGTGAGAAGATAACTCTTGTTTATCTTTTTGTTTGCTTATTTGCGAAACCACTTGGAACGCTCTTTCTTTTGTATTCATTTTATTTATAGTTTATGGTTTAACTTCTTGTTTTACCGATTCCTTGCGCCCACAGAGACCCATCACAACACTTTCTTGAGTATGTGTCCTTGTCTTTACACAGACATCCTCTCGCACTTCCTCTGGGACTTGTTACACTTGGTGTCTGTTCTTCCTTACGCATAGCTTTGTGTTTTTTGAATGAAGAATATAATATCCCATATATTAGCGGTTCCACCATTAGCGGTAATCTTCCATTGACTACCATTAGCAACAAACGCATCGTCTGCATACCATTGAAATACTTCGTGAAATTGATGTTCTATATCATTGCCCTTAGGGAACCCAATATCTTTACCAACTCTTCTATAAGGAGTTCCATTTGTCGCATCTAATTGTAACCTTAAATATGTTTGATTTGCATTAGGTGCTGAGTAATAAAAAACTACTGTACATACATAAGTATCATTTACAGAATCGGCTAATATCTTTTTTGTTGTGCCATTGTAATAATCAATACCAATATTAGAACGAACTATGTTTGCGGAATTATTTGGTACAACTATTTCAATACCATCTAATAATTCTAATTTGTTAGATGAGGTATATAATCCGTCATCATATCTTGCCCATCCAAGACCTGAACCAACACCACTCTGAGGATATAACTTTACCCACTCGCCACCGAACACAGTCCATACTCCAGACTCAGTAGTAACATACGCACCTTCCTCAATGTTATATTGATTGCGGATTGTGTCAGTATCTACATCTACTTGAACCTTATATGATGTATTGAAAACTGTACTCATCTACCTTGTCCCTTATAAAGTTTCTTATAGTTCTTACTTGTCTTTAAAACGCTTGTCTTACTCTTAGCGTGTACATTAGGTCGAGATACATCTGGTTTCTCGTAAACCATTCCTGCGGTTTGTTTCTTAGCCATCTAATTCTCCGAGTTCTTTAAGTTTGCTTTCCGCCCATCTCTTACCCGCAAGTCCTCCCCATAGTAAATACGAAATAGTACCACAAGCCTCATTATCCCCTTCTACATAATACTCCTCTGCTCTGCTTAGATAAGAATACATCCTCTTAATGGTCTCTACGCTGATAGGTTTCTTTTGTGCTAATTGTTGGGCTCGAATCTTGCCAACTTCGGTAGCACATCGGTTGTTAATCTTTTCGTTTAACTCGATACCTTTCTTAGCGTTGTTTGAAACTGCATCTGGATAATCAGAGTAAGATTCCATCTCTAACTTCTTTCCGCCTTTTACTCTCTTGTCTCCTTTGATGATTCCACGAACCACACCAAGCATATACTCGGCTTCTTCTTCTTCGGTTTGAGCAAGTAACTCAGACAAAGAATCTTTAGGTCTTTCTATCTTATCAGTGAAATAACCCTCAATAGAGAATCCTTTTACTTTACCCGTTTTAACATACTCATCCCAAACCTCTTCATTGTTTACTTTTACCGCACCCATCCAAGTACCTACTGGAACTTCCATTCCGTACATACGAGATTTATCGTGTACCTCATCTTCAACAATCCAAGACTCTACCAAAGACAACCCATTAAGAGCGTATTGATGCTCCATTGTAGAGTTGTTCTGATTACCTTTCATTAAGAACTTCTGAGCGGTTTTAAGGATAGTATCTTTTGAAAAGAATACATAATACTCATCTTCTCCGTTCCTTCTGTAAATAGGCTTATTAGGTACAAGTAAAGCACCCATTAGGATTCGTTTCTCACTTGATACCTCAGCGAGTTTTATCTCTTGAGAATTAAGTGCTATAAAGTCCTCCTCAATCGCGGGGTTCTCAACAACCGAAATCGCTTCTACTCCTGATATTTCGTTATCCTCATCTAAAATGAGTTCTATAATCTTAAAATTGCTCATATATACTTAACGATTTTTAAGGTTGATTTTGTATTTATAACGATGCTCCTTTAACGATATTTCTCTCTAATGATTGTGCAGTAGATACATCGGATGCTACTACATACGCTCTCATAGGTTTAGAGTTTTGTCCAGCTATCACATCTGCTAATTGAGTAGCACTTGATTGACCTACCACATTAAACGAAGGTGGAATAGAACCAGCGGATATAGTAGGGCTTGATGGGCTCTCTACGCTACCACCAACACCAATACTTGAGGCAACCTTCTTAGACTTACCAATAGCACTACTTACCGCACTAACAATACCAGCAGCTTGTAAACCATATCCGATAAGCATTGGTATGTTCTGTGGGAATCCAATCTTAGCGGTTTGAGCAGTACCCTCAGCAATCGCAGCGGATGATTTAGCACCAGATAAACTTGCAAGTGTTATGGTTTTCTTAGCTTCCATAAACAACTCTTTTATAGCAAGTGCTTGTTTTATTAAAAACGCAGCTTTACCAGCAGCAGTCTCAGCACCAAATAAAGAAATAGCTTGGTCTGTTAATTGTGCTTTAGCGGTTAGTAAATCCCTATCTAATTGTATTTGTTTTTGAGTGTTGTCTTGTTGGAAGTTTAAGAGTTCGTTTTGAGCATCTACATACGCTTGAGTTCCCTCTTTGTATTGATTACGCTTATTGATTAATCTTTCTTCTTCGAGTCTTGCTTCCTCATCAAATACAATCTTTAATTGAGTTAATCTCGCAATATCGTTTTGAATTTGTTCAGCACCGAATTGTTTTTCTTTTATTGCTCTCTCGGTTCTTCCATCAATGATAGATTGGTTCAATTCTAATTGCTCACGATTCAAAGCAAGGTCATTTGCTAATTGTTCAGACCTAAATCCTTCAATCTGTGCAAGTACCGCTTCTCTCTCTTGGGTAGCCTCTAAAAGTGCAATGTAATTGGCTTGGTTTTGGTTCTTGTTGTATTGTGCTTGAGCAGAAGCAATCTGAGCGTTTACTTGTCTAAGCATCGCTGCCTCTTGTTCATCGAGTACCGCTTTTAAGTCGTTATTAGCCTTTATTCTTTCATCAATGGTGTTTCTCTCATCATCTCTTACTTGGCGAAGTTTCTCCGCTTGTCTGTCATATTGCTCAACTAAACCTTGTTGAAGAACTCTTGCAATCTCAGCTTGTTTGTTTAACTCAACC